TGAGTATGTCTAGGAGATGAAGTTCTAATCTAATTCCTGCATTATAGTTATGTGTATGTAGGAAGTGGTATGATATTTAATAAGTAGTCTCCTATAGTGGTGGTTAATAATAAAAGTATTGCGCTACTAAATATTATTTCTTTATCATATTTGGTACAACTGTAACCCTTTTTTAATGGGTTAAACCGCCAAATAAGTAGTGCAGCAATATATATTTTAATAATCATGGTAAATGATGATAAATATGTTGGTGCTACGACCGAAACGCCTATAAGTGATAGAATATATACACTATAGTATATAGCATAACTTAAATGGAAGATTTTTTCATGTTTAATATATTTGTTTAGATTAATCATATAAATATATTAAGAAAATTATATTTCTGTCTGATAATTGATTTCTTTATACATCTTTAATGTTCTTGCACTAGAATCCGTTGCTTCTACAAAACGCGGCATCCAAAAATATGGTATAGTTGTCTCGCATTTGGGGAAATGACCATCAAACAGCAGTCTATAATATAACTGTTCTAATGTTTTTGGAGGGTTATGTTTGTTCTTATATAACTCAAACAGTTCGTGTGTGTTGGCTGGTAGCCGTGTTTTAACCTTTTCATCTATGATTTGGTGCCAGGATTTCTGTATACTACTTACACCATCACTGAAAGCCTCTTTCGTTCTAAACAATATACTTTCAGGCAGATATTCTTCGGTTTTTTCTTCCAGATTGGCTGCATTAAACGCCTCCCTAATTAAGTATTTTTCACACTTTTTATGTAATCCATGGCATCTCAGATTTTTCGGTATAGATAGGTAGAATTCCACCCAGGAACGGTCCAAGAAGGGGGTGCGTGGCTCCAATCCATTACTAGATATAGACCTATCTGACCTAAGTACGTCAAAGTAATGTATATCACTGAGTAATCGTTTACATTCTTTGTCGAACTCCATATCATTCTCTGCCGCATGAAAGTATAAATATCCTCCCATCAATTCATCACTTCCATCACCATTGAAAATTACCTTAGCATCACTATTTTCTGCGATAAATTTGGCTACAAGATAATTACCAACACTAGCTCTTACTGTAGTAGTATCATAGCTTTCTATATTATAAATTACATGTGGTATGGCATCGAACAATTCATCTTCAGTTACAGTTATTTGATGATGATTGGTACTGAGAAAACTAGCCACTTGACGGGCGTATTTTAAATCTTCTGAACCAGGTAAACCTATACTATATGTTTCTAGGTTAGGAACCATTGAACTAACAATTGAGGTTACCAAACTACTATCTAATCCACCCGATAGTAAACATGCAATAGGTCGGTCAGTTGTACCGACAACTCGTTTTTTTACTGCATTTATAAAGTTTTCCCTAATCATTTTTAAAATGGTATTATATTCAGTCGATGTAGGCATTGTATAGAAGCCAAAACATGAATATTTCCTGGAGTCATGAAAACACCAATCGTCATTATCTAATACAAATGTGCTGTAGGTTCCTGGTGTAAATTGCTGTATATCACAGCAAGGGGGGCGTTTAGTAATACGTTGCCCCAGACCACTAATTGCTTTAATCTCGGATAGTTGTTTCAATTCAGATGCAAATCCAGTAATGGCTGGGTTTTGTTCTGTATTATACAATTGATATAGTGGTCTGACACCATATGGGTCTCGGGAAACAAATAGTGTATTTTTAGTTGTGTCGAGTAAAATAAAAGCAAATACGCCATCCAGGTTGTTTAAAGTATACTCGATTCCGTATTTTTTGTACATGTGTATGATTATCTCGCAATCGGAGTTCGTTCTAGCAGTGTTGACAGGGAAGGTTTCGTATAGTTTATTATAATTATATATTTCACCGTTGCAGATTAATAAGCAATCATCTATCATTAATGGCTGACTGGACTCTGGATTTAATCCATTTATTGCCAATCGGTGAAAGCCGACTATTATATTAAACTCGCTAATGCGTTTCCATGCCGAGTGTTCAGGTCCGCGCTTTTGCCCTTTATAAAAATTATGCTTTAACGCCTCCATATTTGATATACTTTCTATGTTAAGAAATGAATATATACCGCACATCTTGGTTATCTGTATTACATTTTATATCTTTAGGTATTTTGAAAAGAAATTATTCTTATGTTATATATTATGGCTAATAATTATAGTATGCAGGGAGTGACAAAAGGGGTTTATATTTGTCAGCAAGAGAGAGTGGATGAATTAAATAATCGCATATCAGCTAGAATGTTTCCGTCGGCGTCTTTACAGCCTCAATATTCGCTTAGACCAGCGTCTACCAAGTATTCCTTGATGCCTATTGTGGATCAACGGGTTAGGCCAACAATACCTTTGGCTACCTATCCCGTATATAATCCGAAGCATACCTTTAATCCGGGTAATGCACAGGCTCCATGGTCTGGTTTTTCCACTAATGTTAATACAGAGTCTAAGTTAAGAAACCAGTTTTTTGCTTTACAGCGCGGGGAGCAACATGAATATGTTCCAGAGTCAGCATCAGACTTATATACCTCGCAAAGGTTTAGAAATACCACAAATGAAATAACTCACGCTGGTTTGTTTAAACCACACGAATTCGCTTCATTTAATCCCAACCCATTAAATTTAGGTGGTTTAATCTTCCATAATAGTACGCGAGCCCAACTACAGGATTCGGGGGAGAATTAAAGCCTCGTAGTAATAATAATAATATTAACCGTATAATTAATATTATTATGGAAAATAAGATAGATGAATTAGAATTTTTAATGAACCCGGCATTATTCGATAAATGGATGTTATCGAAACAATGCGATAAGACCACCGACTATAAGGCGGATTTAAAGTTTTACAAAAAGAGGATATTGCAGTTGACAAGAGATATGTGTAAGGGCCAGAACTCCTTTGGGGAGTTGGCCCCCTCTTTAGATAAATGTTTCGAGGATTATGCCCAATGTTGTATAGCCTATCTTAAATGTTTAGACCGAAAGGACATATTACAGGAGGAGTATAAAGGTATTAGTACAGAGATAGATGGCAATGATATTAATTTATACGATAATATTTTGGACTCAGATGGGCTGACTACCGGTTTAGATATAGATAGTCTCATAAATCCGGTATATAAAGAACAAAAAACCACTATTCAGGAATTCTTAGATATTAAAACAGTAAGTACAAAAGAGGCAATAAGGGAAAAGCCACCACAACAGAAAAAGGTGCAGCTAGATAAAGAGGAGTTTAAAACTAAGGGAGTATCTAAAAATTTGAAAAAGAAAAAACGTGGGGGGAAAAGAAAATCTTAATTTATATTAGTATGGCGAACACTAAAAAACTTAGGCGGAATAAGCGGAGCAAAATAAGTTCTAATAAAACACGGAAGAGAACGCGATTAAGTTCAGTGAAATGTTCTCCAACGTCGACCAAGAAATATACATGTTATTCAGATAAATCATTGCATCTGATGAAAAAGTACTGGAATAAAAGACACCCGGATGAAAAGATTACTACTAATGATAGTAGAGATATATGGAGAAAGTTGCGTGATGCTCTGGGTAATACATGTAATAGAGAGTCGTGTTGGTTGCGGCAAAAATTTATGAAGAGTAATTTGAATAGTGAACTGCTTAATTATACGTTTGCGCCTAAGGCGCCCAAAAAATGGCATGAAAATCCGAATGAATGGTTGTCGAGTGTAGATATTTCTCGGGTGATGAAACAATATGAACGTAAATATCCGTGTTATGATTTTATAGGGCCATCACCAATAGATTATGACCATCATAAAATGTACGGCGAATGCGTTTGGGAGGACTTGTGTAATTTTGATTTGAATAAACAGATTAATGACCGCAAATATAAGGTAGGGGTAATTTTTAATACTGACCCACATTATTTAGATGGTTCTCATTGGGTGGCGGTGTTTATAGATATAAAAGAGGAAATGATATATTACTTTGATAGTGTAGGGGATGGTCCTCCTAGGCGTATTATGAAGTTTATTAATAAGGTAAAAAAACAGGGGAATAGTATAGGGAAAAAGTTCAAAGTAAAAATAAACAGAACTCCGCATCAAAAAAACGATACAGAATGTGGTGTATATGCTTTATTTTTTATAATCGAGATGCTGAAAATCGAGAAACCATATATGTTTGATATAGAAATACCAGATGATGCTATGGAGAAGTTTAGAAAAAAATATTTTAATTACAATACATGAGACCATGTCTAAAACCATACCTGAGATAGGGATATTTTAATCGCCTGAGTGTTCCGCAAATAAATAATTATATATTTTATTATTATAATGAACACCAATACATTTAAGGATATAGGGTGGGTATTTATTTATATATTTGGTTTCGGTATAAGTGATTTTATAGTGGACCATTACATACATAGTACGCCAATATACTTTTTATATTATTTATTTTTGGCAGCTATAGGAATATGCATCATTACTTCGTGTGGCACAATAAAAGAGAAGGAACGTACGGCAACAGCAGATATTAGACAGTAACTTGTATTTGAATAAATAATGATTATTATAGATATTAATAATTATTTATTGTAGGGGGCGTCCATCAGGACCTATATCGTCACTATGTTCCATTGTATTATCGCTATTATTGGGT